ATGCAATCCATTAACTTCCGTACCGCGCGTGGCAACCTTTCTGAAGTGCTCAACAATGTTGAAGCCGGGGAAGAGGTTGAAATCACCCGCAGAGGCCGTGAGCCAGCAGTAATTGTCAGCAAGGCTACTTTCGAAGCCTACAAAAAAGCGGCGCTGGATGCTGAATTTGCATCCCTGTTTGACACCCTGGACTCCACCAACAAGGAACTGGTTAACCGATAATGAGGCATATATCACCGGAAGAACTTATTGCGCTTCATGATGCGAATATAAACCGCTACGGCGGCCTGCCGGGCATGTCAGATCCGGGTAGGGCAGAGGCCATTATCGGGAGAGTTCAGGCCAGAGTTGCCTACGAAGAGATCACCGACCTTTTCGAAGTCTCCGCCACCTACCTGGTGGCTACGGCGAGAGGGCATATATTCAATGATGCCAATAAGCGTACCGCGCTAAACAGTGCGCTGTTATTTCTACGCCGTAACGGGGTGCAGGTATTTGATTCACCTGAACTGGCAGACCTTACTGTAGGCGCTGCGACTGGCGAGATATCTGTATCTTCTGTCGCCGACACGTTACGTAGATTGTATGGTTCTGCGGAGTAGATTAATGGCACGCAAATACAACAAATTGTCCCGTGAAGCGTTAAAGATGCTTCTTGATGGCGTGAGTCGCCGCGAGGTAAAGCAATACCTGGTTGGTAAGCAAATTGGAGCCAGGACTGCTATTGCTGTGTTATGCCGTCAGGAAATGGTTGTGCTTAAACAGAGAATGCCGGGCAGCAGATAAAGCCCAATCAGTGATGAAAGGTGTGATGTGAAAGCCGTAATTACTCCCTTTGTACAAAAAGAGCTTGGCGTCGCCACATTCAAAGTGGATCAGGAAGTCAGAAAGCTGGTGGAGGCTGGCCGTAAATTTATTATGGAGCCGGTGCCGCGTGAGTTAATCGAGCACATGGACGACGGCCTCGTTGTTTCCGAGCAAACTATGGCAACAAATGAGGCGTTGCAGCCGTTTTTTAACAGCGATGAACTGTTTCGCCGTATTGGTGGAATTGACGCGCTGGTGGCGTGGTTGCGCAGGAAAGAGGGGCAATGCCAGGCCGCAGATCGTAGCTGCTGTGACAACCATATTGTCCACGCAGAACGAGACAATAGCGCGGTGTTGTTGTGCTGGCATCACGATAACCATTACCGGATGCGTGGTTTTAATGAGCTGAAAGAAACGCTGCATAATAATCGCGTTAACTGGATACTGGATGTCGCCCGTCAGGAAATGGGGCTTTCAGATGGCCATGATTTAAGTATTCAGGAACTGTGCTGGTGGGCTTTCATGCGCAACATGATGCACCTGATGCCGGAAGAAGTTTGCCGTATATCAATAAATAAGATGAAAGCCGCAACGCAGGATAGCGGACCTCTGAAAGAGGCGGATATTCGCCCGTATGACGATCGCGCTACAGCATATGTTCAGATGATGGAAGAACGCGCCGCGCCGATGCGTGCAAAAGTATGCCCTGTGGATGTTGACTCCGACCCTGGCATGGCGCATTTCAAAATACCAAAACTGCAATCGCTAAAATTACCTGAGTACATGGACTTTGTTGCTTCCCGTCCATGCTGTGGGTGTGGAGCGGCGGGAGCTGGCGCTCACATTACGCCTTATATCGTTCGTCATAGTCGATTATGCGCGCATGACATTTACGCAATTCCTCTGTGCCAGTCATGCCAGCGTGATATTGAGCGTGACCGCGATAATTGGGAGAAGACGCACGGTAGGCTGGCGATGCATCAACGATTGTTCTTTGATTACGCGCTTGGAGTCGGCGCTATCACAAGTCACTCGTCGAGCGTTAGATAAAATTGCTCTAATGTATTGCTATTTCTTTAATCGAGGGTGTTATATTCCACGTTGATTAGTTGACATGGGCTAATCAGTAGGTGACAGGATGTTACTTAACTGGCAGGGACGCCACTTCATGGAAATAAATCACTCACGAATAACATCGTACGAGATTGCGGATTACATGATCCGCACTAAATCTCTTCTATCAGCGAAAGAACTCGCAGCAATTCTTGAAAAGGAATACCCGCATCTGGATGTCGATAAGCGCGATGTTTATCTGCGCTTAAAGGCTATCGCTGTGTCTAAGTATTCGTCTGTTTTGATTGATGACAGTACACGCCCACGTAGATTTCAGATCCACTCTCTGAATCCTGAATTCTTTCGCCGTAGCCGCGCTCCGCGCCGGTTTGATGAAAAACTCCAGAACGAACTCTATATGACGCAGGACGAAAAGGAACGCCGGGAGCACCAGCCTTGGGTAATGGCGCGTCAACTTTTCAATAAGGTGGCCCGTCAGCACCGTCATTACGGTAATGCCACATCCGCACGTATCTGATTGATTGCTTGCCCGTTCCGGGCCTTTTGACATGTGACTTTCGTTACCCTCGCGTCAAAAAGAGTTTTTACGAAAGGAAGCATAAGTGACCTGGGACGATCACAAGAAGAATTTTGCTCGCCTGGCGCGAGATGGTGGTTACACCATCGCACAGTATGCCGCCGAGTTTAATCTTAACCCTAATACTGCACGTCGTTATCTCCGTGCCTTCAAAGAAGACACCAGGACAGCGGACAGCCGCAAGCCAAATAAGCCAGTCAGGAAGCCACTAAAAAGCATGATCATTGATCACTCTAATGATCAACATGCAGGTGATCACATTGCGGCTGAAATAGCGGAAAAACAAAGGGTTAATGCCGTTGTCAGTGCCGCAGTCGAGAATGCGAAGCGCCAAAATAAGCGCATAAATGATCGTTCTGATGATCATGACGTGATCACCCGCGCCCACCGGACCTTACGTGATCGCCTGGAACGCGACACCCTGGATGATGATGGTGAACGCTTTGAATTCGAAGCTGGCGATTACCTGATAGATAACGTTGAAGCGCGGAAGGCCGCGCGCGCTATGTTGCGTCGGTCCGGGGCCGATGTTCTGGAAACCACTCTTCTTGAAAAGTCTCTTTCTCATCTCCTTATGCTGGAGAACGCCAGGGATACGTGTATTCGCCTGGTGCAGGAAATGCGCGATCAGCAAAAAGACGATGATGAAGGTACTCCGCCTGAATACCGTATCGCGAGCATGCTAAACAGCTGTTCCGCGCAGATAAGCAGCCTGATCAACACCATTTACAGCATCCGGAATAACTATCGAAAAGAAAGCCTGGAGGCGGAAAAGCACGCTTTGTCTATGGGGCAAGCTGGCATTGTTAAGCTGGCATACGAACGAAAGCGTGAAAATAACTGGTCAGTGCTGGAAGCAGCTGAATTCATCGAGGCGCATGGCGGGAAAGTGCCGCCCCTGATGCTGGAGCAAATCAAAGCCGATCTGCGTGCTCTTAAGACCAATACCGATGATGAGGAAAGGCAAACAGCCGTTGGTGGCCCTTCTCTTGAAGATCTGGACAAAGTTGCGCGAGAACGGGCCGCCAACCGCCGCGCCGATGCCGCATTGTGGATTGAGCAGCGTAGGGAAGAAATCGCCGATATCGTTGATACAGGCGGTTATGGAGATGTTGATACTGAAGGTGTATCAAACGACCCATGGCTGGAACAAGACCTGGACGAAGACGAGGAGGAAGACGAAGAAGTTACCCGCAAGCTATACGGGGATGATGATTAATGGCCAGAAGTTGCGTAACGGATCCACGTTGGCGCGAGCTGGTGGCGCTATATCGTTATGACTGGATTGCGGCCGCTGATGTTTTGTTCGGCAAAACACCTACCTGGCAGCAGGATCTGATTATTGAGTCTGTGCAGGAACAGGGTAGCAAGACATCTGTTTCGTCTGGTCACGGTACCGGGAAATCAGACATGACTTCTATCATGATCATGTTGTTCATAATCATGTATCCCGGTGCCCGAGCCATTATCGTTGCGAACAAAATTCAGCAGGTAATGACCGGTATATTCAAGTACATCAAGATAAACTGGGCTACTGCCACCAGCCGTTTCCCATGGCTTGCTGATTATTTTGTTCTGACAGAAACCGCTTTCTATGAGGTTACTGGTAAAGGTGTATGGACTGTAGTACCGAAGGGCTTTCGTCTGGGAAGTGAAGAAGCTCTCGCCGGTGAACACGCAGATCATCTTCTGTATATTATCGATGAAGCCTCCGGTGTCAGTGATAGAGCTTTCGGTATCATCACCGGTGCTCTTACCGGACAGGATAACCGCATCTTATTACTGTCACAGCCTACACGCCCAAGCCAACGTCTAAGGAGGCTGCCAATATGGCTACTATCCCTACCCCAACTCATCCTGAATTTATCTGCCGCTTTTACTCCTGCCAAAAACGTCACTATCACTTCGTTATTGCACCAACAGAAGATGAGGCCCGCTCTCAGCTTCCTGACGCCCCATGTATTTTCTCTGCCCGTTTTTCCACTGATTCACGCAATTCTCTCAGTTACTGGTGCCTCCCTGTTAACGCTTCTGCTCAGGAGGGACTATGAGAACGTCATTAGTCACCCGTGAAGAGATGATCGAGGCAATTGAACAGCACATTGCCTGTATCAGTACCAGGGATATACCAGGCGTTATTGCCAACTACTTCATGATCACCAAACAACTTTACCGGAGAAAGGACAAGAACTCGGTTCACCGTATCCTGTTGTCTGATATCCGCGAATACCTGCTCGAACAGGGTCATCTGAATTACGCAACCGTCGCAGCCGAAGCACGCAAGGAGGCACACAGAATGAAAGCAACTAACGTTAAATCAGAAAAAATTCATGCACCTTCAGTTCAGGAATCGGAGCTGGTGGTTGTTCAGAATCAGTCTGATGAAATTCCCGTTCTGGAATGGCAGGGAGCGCGTGTAGTGACAACCGAGACTCTTGCTAGAGGGTATGGGACAGAAACAATCCGTATTCGCCAAAATCATCATGAGAACAAAGTACGCTTTGTTGAAGGGAAGCACTTTTTCAAAGTTGAAGGAGAATCATTGCGCGAGTTGAAGCACAGAGTAGCTTTAAACTACTCTGTAAAAATTGCTCGCAATGTTCGCTCACTCACCCTCTGGACAGAACGCGGCGCAGCCCGCCACGCTAAAATGCTCGAAACCGATCAGGCATGGGCATTCTTTGAAAAACTGGAAGACAGCTACTTCCGACAAAAAGAACAGCAACCGGTCGCAATCCCCCAGACGATTCCAGAAGCTCTGCGCCTGGCTGCCGAGTTAGCTGAACAAAAGCAACTTCTGGAACAGAAAGCCCACCAGCTAAATCAGCAGCTGGTGGCCGCCGCTTCTAAAGTCGATTTTGCCGACCGGGTATCAGTAGCTAAAGGGATCCTGATTGGGAATTTTGCAAAGGTCGTTGGACTTAAACAAAATGCGCTGTTTGCCTGGTTACGGGAGAACGGCATTCTGATAGCGTCCGGAGGCCGTAAAAATGTACCGTTCCAGCAGTACATCAACGCGGGGTATTTCACGGTGAAAGAAGTGGTGCTGGATGATGAAGATGGCTACCAGATACGGTTGACGCCTCAATTAACGGGTAAAGGCCAGCAGTGGTTGACGCGTAAACTGCTCGATGCTGGTTTGTTAAAACCGGTGGCGGCTGAATAATGGAAGAATGCCCGGTTGATGCCGGGCATAATTTATTGCGCGCTTTCGGGGTTGTCGTTTACTGGCTGCCCCTTCTTGGTTTTACGGCTGCGCGTAACTGATGCGGCTGACTTAACCTTTTTCTCTTCGCGAGTGATGGCAATTTGTTTTTTTACATTTTCAATATCTGCCAGGCGATATATTTTTGCTTGCGGCCAGCGGCCGCAGATGATCGGTTCTATGGAGTCATAAAGGCTAAATTTTGCTTTTTCGAATTCACCGTTGATGATAATTCCATCACGGAGAGTTTCATCGCAGATAAACACGCCACACAGTGGCACATGGTAACTAACTGATTTACCATCATTGTAGTTAGGGCTACTGGAAATGTAGTGGACGCGCAGCATTGTTTCGCTAAAGCCGTGTACGCGCATACGGAATTTTTCATCCTCCGGGTACTGCTTCATTAGCTCTTTTGTTGCTTCCAGGTTCTCTATGTATTTCGCACTGTGCTCATTGATCCCCGCGCTTTTTTGGATGCGAATGTCCTTATCAATCAGATGAATAATGCGGCCAGCGGTCATGTTGACGCTGTTCACAGCTTCTGTCTGATAAGTTGTAACCTTACGCACACCGCGAAGGATGTTAGGCACTGGATATAAAATAGTCTTTGGGATATTGAGGTCTGGGTACTGTTCCAGTTCCCGCGCCATTAAAGTCCATTTATCAATTTCAGCCTGAATGCTGTCAGTTTCTTTGAACGGTAGAACGACAACCGGGCGTACAGGACGACCGTCGCTGGCTGTATCAACGTGTTGGGCGCGTGCAACAGCTTTTTTTAGAAAGAGATCCCTGAAGCTGACGAACTCCTGGTACAGTTGTTCGCCGTAGACATAATTTATCATTGATCCTCCTCCAGAATTGACATGGTCAATAACGCCCGGCTGAGAAAACCGGTCATTACTGACCTATATTATAGAGGGATCAAACGAAAATAATAGATTTATTAGTGCATTTATTGTGAGTCTAACTGGTTAGTTGCCATGAGATATTCGATTGTGTCAGTGAGGTCATCCAGGTCGTCTTGGGTGATGCGGTACTCCTGATTGGATATCTTTGAGTAGTGTTCAGCAATGGCGCGGGCTGCGTCGGTTTCGGCAGGGTCTACAGATAAAGCGTTAGAGCAATGTCTAACGTCGTCGATGGTTGGTTGAATGAAAGCCATAATTATGCCTCACTGTATTGACAACACAGAGCCTGAAGCTCTGACCTACTGTTTCACCCATGATCCATGCTGGGGTAATCTAACAACGTTGCGCTGTGTGTAAGATGAGCAATGCATAGGGAAGGTGCGAACAAGTTCCTGATATGAGATCATCATATTCATCCGGAGCGCATCCCAGAGGGACATCATGAGCCATCAACTCACCTTCGCCGATAGTGAATTCAGCACTAAGCGCCGTCAGACCCGAAAAGAGATTTTCCTCTCCCGCATGGAGCAGATTCTGCCATGGCAGAATATGACCGCTGTCATCGAGCCGTTTTATCCCAAGGCGGGCAATGGCCGACGGCCCTATCCGCTGGAGACCATGCTGCGTATTCACTGCATGCAGCATTGGTACAACCTGAGCGACGGTGCCATGGAAGATGCCCTGTACGAAATCGCCTCCATGCGCCTGTTTGCCCGATTATCCCTGGATAGCGCCCTGCCGGATCGCACCACCATCATGAATTTCCGCCACCTGCTGGAGCAGCATCAACTGGCCCGTCAATTGTTCAAGACCATCAATCGCTGGCTGGCCGAAGCAGGCGTCATGATGACCCAAGGCACTTTGGTGGATGCCACCATCATTGAGGCACCCAGCTCTACCAAGAACAAAGAGCAGCAACGCGATCCGGAGATGCATCAGACCAAGAAAGGCAATCAGTGGCACTTTGGCATGAAGGCCCACATTGGTGTCGATGCCAAGAGTGGCCTGACCCACAGCCTGGTCACCACCGCGGCCAACGAGCATGACCTCAATCAGCTGGGTAATCTGCTTCATGGAGAGGAGCAATTTGTCTCAGCCGATGCCGGCTACCAAGGAGCGCCACAGCGCGAGGAGCTGGCCGAGGTGGATGTGGACTGGCTGATCGCCGAGCGTCCCGGCAAGGTAAAAACCTTGAAGCAGCATCCGCGCAAGAACAAAACGGCCATCAACATCGAATACATGAAAGCCAGCATCCGTGCCAGGGTGGAGCACCCGTTTCGCATCATCAAGCGGCAGTTCGGCTTCGTGAAAGCCAGATACAAGGGGCTGCTGAAAAACGATAACCAACTGGCGATGTTATTCACCCTGGCCAACCTGTTTCGGGTGGACCAAATGATACGTCAGTGGGAGAGATCTCAGTAA